GCAACCTCACGCTCTAGTCCACTGCGATACCTTCTTGGGTTATGCTTCCTCTTTGGCTTGGGCAACGGATATATACTCCACTGTTGGGGGTGTCTTACCACCTTTGTAAACCTTAGAGGGTAGAGCCTGTAGATTAGGCCAGCACTTGTGCTTGAAGTCACACCACCCACACGTCCTAGACAGCTTCGTGTTACCACTAGCCTTGCCTCTGTAAGTCTCAGGCACAGGCTCAAAGCAACGCTCAAAGGGCGCATCACTGTTGATGTAATCATACGTGCTTTCAATGTCACTCATAGTCTTGTCTTGATCTACCTCACTGGCAGAGACATACTTGAAGTCACCGTTTGATTTGTTGACTACCCACCAGCCACCTACTTCTTTGTCAGCAGCCTTAGCGTAACCTACGAGTTGTGATACGTAGCCAAAGGTATCGTCTTTATTTAATGTGTGGAAGTCTTGGAACTTATTCTCATAGGACCACGGCGATGCAGACTTTACGTCATCCACCTTACCGTCAAGCACCATGTCATACTCTCCGCTAATCTCCTTACCTTTAGCTATTTGTAATGCAACCCGGTCGTTATCTTGGAAGTCAACCTTAGCTGCACGTAGGATACCTTTGAACACAGCCTCTACAATATCACCAATCATCATGTTGATCTTGAAGGATACAGGCTTAGACACCTCTTGTTCGGGGTGGTTCTTCTGCATCCAAAGCTGGCAGGTAGGACGCCCAATGTTGGACATCCTTAGTTTAAACTCACGCTTCTTAGCATCATCCTGAAACTGTTTGGTAAGAGCCGCACGTACATCCTCTGCTACTTTGTCAATAACATCATCAGGCATAGAGGCCTTACCATCAAGCACACCCCTAAGGAATGAATGAATAGCTAACTCCGCTACGTGATGCATTACTCAAAGTCCTGCACGTCAACGATCTTAGAAACGATATCTTCTTCTTCATCAGAGATACGCTCTACGTTTAACTCTTCCCACTTACTAAGGATATACTCGTTGTTACGCTCCACGTAATCAATGAAGTTACTTAACGTGTCGTTGTCACCATCAGCAAAACCTACAGTAGCACCTAATGATGCACTGATAACAGCAAACATACTACCGTTAGGCATTGATCGTGTCTCAGGGGTTAGGCCTATCAAGTTCTCAACAGGTGACACACGCTTAGTCATAAGCTTGCCGATAGTATCATTAAGAGACTGTAGGCTTTCTCTGTTCTTTACATCAAACACCACAGGAACTTCACCGTTGTGCTCTACAGAAGGCTCACCATCCTCTGTGAATGTATCATCAAAGGTAGCCATACCCATCAAAACCTTTACCCGACTAACGCTACGGATAAAGTCTTGCTGATCTTTAGGTAATGCTTTGAAGTCTTTGATGTACCCTGATGGTCGGCCTAAGTTAAACGTACCTAGTGTATCCTTTAGGTCTGCGTTTAAGTTAGTAGACATCACAGTACGTTGGAAAGCATTAACTGCACTGTCCCACTTCTGCCAGCGCTGACGCTCAACAAAAAAGCGAACACTTATTGATCGGCTAAGAAACAAATCATCACCCTTCTTAATCTTAAAGACAGGTGAGTTTGCTACCTTACCGTCTACTACTTCTTGGATCACTCCTGTAGATACACGATACAAGTCTGATGTTGGTTTAGATGTACTAGTACTAGAAGAAAAACCCATTGCATCTGCTAGGTTCATGTTCTGTACACTTAGAGGAACTACATTATTCATTCTATGTCCTTTCATAAAGTTAGAAGCCATGTTATACCATTAAACGTCTACTGTGTCAAGCCAATTGTTACCTATCTTAGCTTCTAATAACATAGGTACATTCATCTTTACATTGTAAGCTTTCTCAATCAAGTCACCAAGGTTGTCATTGAGGTAGCTAACTATTTGTAATACTTGATCTTTCTCATCTGGATGTACGTCTATAACCATAGAGTCATGCACACTATTTACAATGCATGAGCGATAACTATTTAGTCTATCATCCATTTCGTTAAGAACAACCGGGACTACATCACCTGTAGCAAAGCCTTGAACAGGGTAGTTCTTAATCATAGTAAAGTGAGATGGTGTACCGTTAGGCCTACGTATAACGTCAGGGAAGGCGTACTGCCTACCACTTACGTTGGTGATCTTATTAAATCTAACGGCTTCATTGCCTAGCTTCTTGTGCCACTCAGCTATACCTTTATACTTCTGAGTGAAGTGTGTGTAGTACGCAGCCTCTGCCTTACTTCTGCCATACCCTGTTGCCCCAAAGAGAGGGGCGAAGGTATGGGCCTTGGCATCTTGACGTGACGTAGGTTGCCCTGCATCACTGATAACCTTGGCAGTATAGCTGTGTACATCAAAGCCTGTGTCGATCTCATCCATAGCAGTCTTGTCTTGTGCAAGGAAAGCTGCGACACGAAACTCAAGCTGAGCAAAGTCACACTCCATGATCTGACCACCATCCCAGCGAGATACAAACACACGCTTTACGGGGAAGGTTCCACCTCTAGGCATGTTTTGCATGTTTGGGTTTCTTCCAGAGAATCTACCTGTACTGGTGATGTGCTGGGTAAGGTTGACGTGTAAGAATCCGTCTTGTTTGGTGTAGGTTGAAATACCATCCACAAAACTATTGAGATAGGTGCTAATAGCACTAAGCCTTTTAGCATCCTGTAAGAATCTCTTTGCTGAGTCCATCCCATTGTTACTAGCGGTTGCAATAAGCGCATCTAGTTTATCCTTTCCTGTTGCGAAGCCATTATAGCTTATCCATTTTCTACTTGGCGGTGGGTTAAATCCTAACCCTGCCATCTGTTTAGTTTCTTTAAGTCGGTAGCCCTTGCCACCACAGTCTTTACATATGTTTCCTTTCTTGAATAATGTTCCATCCTTCTTAGTCTTGAAGGTCGTACCCTTACCATCACATGTACTGCAGTGTAAGGGTATAGTCTTTAACATCAGGTTACTGTTAGCTGATATGATTGACTTGTAGTCCTCTGGTTTATCAGCGTACTCAAACAAGTCTGACCATTCTTTTTTGTTGTGTATCTTACGACTAAAGATAACCTGCGATAGTTGCTCTGGTGAGTTTAAGTTTATAGGCGTAGCGCCCATTAAGGTTCGCACCTCTGAGGACAGCCGGGTTTCGATATCTGCTTTTTCCCGTTGGAACTCATCTCTGACGTGTTCAAGGGCGGGTTTATCCACCCTGATTCCAGACATGTACATTCGTCCCAAGGTGCGGCAGGTACGGAAGGTAATGTCCTGAATACTTCTGAGGGAGTGGGCGGTGGGTTCGGCATAGTCTTCTTCGATGGACTTGTACAACTCACCAGTAGTACGCAAGTCAAGCTCAAGGTAGTGACTGAGTTTATCCAAGGGTATCTCATTTGTATTGTATCCTTTCTTGTAATACTGCTTTAGCGTATCATCCTTTTGATGCTCTAAGTTTCTGCGTATTGCACATTGCTCTAAGCTAAGCGGTTGTTTCTGTCCACGCTGCAAAATATACTCCGAAAGCATGGTGTCGTATATATCTCCATCATATTTAAAACCACTAGCCCACAACCACGATAAGTCATACTGTAAGTTGTGACCTATCAGTAGTGTTGTTGTGTCTAGCCATGCCTGTAGTTTAGCTTTGTTTTCCTCTGAGTCATTGCGCTCTGAGTGATCAAAGCAAAGTAAATCTTTTTCGTCTGTCTCTAAGCACAGCACACCCACCTCTGTCAGCGTGTTGGTAGGTTCAAAAGGGTCGTTAAATATCTTACCGTTACGTAAGGTAATGCTGTTCTCTACGTCTAGTACTCGTTTCATTATGCCATATACCTCGCTCTTGCTCCATCTAGTTCGCAGTGTACAACACCATGCCACCCACCACGTAACTTGTTCTTGGCTATGTTAAGGTGTCGCTGTGTGTCCTGCTCATCTTGCCCTTCTACTACAGGGTTCTTAGCAATAAGTATCATAAGGTCAGCCTCTGCTGCCTTGCCTGTCTTACTGCCTTCCATCATTGACTGATCCACGTACACCTTACCTTCAGCTACAGCAGACAACTGAGACATCCATATAACTGCACAGTCATACTGCTTCGCAATATTTCTAGCATGTATCGCTGCCTCTTTCAAGTAGATGTCTGACTTATCTGTGTTACGTGTTGCAAACTTGTCACCCATGTCAAGCACCAATATATCAGGCTTGTATGCTTTGACTAAAGCCTCAACCCAAGACATGTCCTTACCTGTGCTGTCGTATATCTTGATGTTGTCATGCACTGGTTTGTATCTTGTGTTAGCTAAGGCGTAGTTACCCTTGACCTCTTCCATAGACATGTCAGTAGCAGCACTAAGATACCTAGCACCTACACGAGAGTAATGCTCTTCGTTACACAAGACGATACACTTAGCGCCCTGCCTAGCAAACCCATCGTCAGACGCAATGAGAGAGGCATGGAAGCTAGTCTTACCTGTGTTGGGCCTTGCACCTACGATAACTAGGTGACCCCCACTGATACCCTCTATACGGTTGCGTAGTGATGGTATGTTAAACTTCCACTTAGACTGTACATCGTTAGCCTCAAGTAAACTGTCAATAGATATGTCACCCCAATCTATCTTGAGGTTAGGCATGAAGTCATCCTGATATGTGGATAGCAGTTGACGCATAGGCTCTAGTGTTTTCTCTGCTCCATTAACATACTTAAAACCTAGCTTAGCAATCTCTTCACCTACTACCTGTTGGAATAGTTTTGATAGTACCTCTTGTGCAATCTCCTTTGATAGTGGTTTCTCTCTGTCTATCTTCTTAAACAAATCCTTGTACATATCTTTGTTAGATGTAGTAAGGACGTTGCGTGTAAAGAACAACGCCTCAAGCTCAGCAGGTGTGATAGTCTTATCGTACTGCTGCATAGCGTAGTCTAACGTGTTCTTTATCTTACGTAGTTCTGCTGTGAACAACTTGTCCGGGGTACGGATACCCTTGTGATCTTCATAGAAGTCCTTGTCAAGTAATGTTCTTATCAGAGCGATTTCCATTAGCATCTCCATAAAAAATATAAGGTACAACTCTTCCTGTGTTCCACCGTTTAGCTTCTTCTTCTGCTTCCCACCTGTTGTTGAATACCCATACCTTATGGTCTTCTGTCCAAGGGTTCTCCCTACGGACAAAGGTGTACTCACCTAGTTCAATCTCAATCTCTACTGCGTAGGTCATTGCTGCCTTCCTGTACCAAGTGCCATCCATGACACAGGGAATAACTCATGCATCTTAACACTGATTGCTGCTGCCACCTTTTGTGTCTCAACTTGTGTGTCATTGGCACAACGCAGAACACACATATCTGAGAATGCATCCAAGCTACCTGACCAGTACCACTCAGTCACCATAGACTGTGGCAGTACCATACGTGCTTGCTCTGGGCAGACACCTTGATTAAGTAAATCTTTGTAGGCCTTGAGACAGGCCCAGTTTGTATCGCCCCAATCACCTACGTCAACTACACCCTCACTACCCTGCTTCTTATCTTCACTACGTCCACGCCATACGTCAGGCATATAGAACTCAGGCTCATCGTCCACATACCTACGGCTAATCTCATTCCAACGTAGGAACTTATGCTTGACTAGCTGTCGTGCTACAAAGACAGGAG